TCAGATGGCGCGCGGCGTCGGATCGATCGTTGCGTTCGCCAGACAGTGCCCCTTCCCGAAAATCGCGTCGATCAGCGGCGCGACGATCTTCGCCCAGCGCTTGCCCTCGATGAGCGCATTCCCTGTCCGCGTCGAGATGGTCTCGGTCGCAGGCCCCCCGAATAGCGCGTTCCCACATTCGTCGTAGGCGACGGCCATGCTTTTCGCGCGACTCTCGGCACCGAAGCTGGCCTGCGCCAGCATCGCGACGAGCAGCACGGGAGTGACGACGAGGCACATCAACCACAGACCCACGAGTTGCAGGCGGCTCATTGTGCTTCTCCCTGGAGGATGGGCTGGATTCGGTCGGCCGCAATCACTGCGGGCGTCGGCGCGGTGGGGTTGGCGAGGTATGCCAGTGCCTCCTGAATCGACGGGAGGTTCGGATCGATGCTGGCTTTCGCGGAGACAGCCATCTGATAGGTGTTCCAGAACTCCGCGATGATCGAATCTGGCGGGATCTCTACCGTCGGCACGGGATTGACCAAAGCGCTGCCCACCGGGACGCCCGAGGTAGCAAGCGCCTTCAGCAGCATTCGCTCGCTCGTCGTGAAGGCCAGATAGAACTGCATCGGCGTGAGCAGGCTGTAATAGCCGCCCGCCCCAACCCAGGCACCGTCAATGAACTGGGGAGTCACCCCAGGCGTCATCGTGGGCTCGATCAGCGTGCTGTTGTCGTGGATAAAGGGGCTGTCGACGACTCCCGTCAAATACCCCTTGGCATCGTATAAGAACTGAACCGGCATGATCTCCCTCACTGGACACGAACGAACTGACCGGCATTCCCGGTCAGGTACACGTATTGGCTGGTCGGCGCGGCCCCCGTCCATACAGCGCCCGTGATCACGGCCGCCGCCGCGCTGGCCACGGTCAGGCCCGAAACCAGCACGGCGATGGTGCCGTTGCTGGCAATCCCCGTCCACGCGTTGGAAGCGACGGCCACAACCGACCAGTTGATCCCGTTGGTGCTGATTGCCACCACCGTATTGCCGGAACCCGCCAACGACGCGCCGATAGCGATGAACTGACCGTTGGTGAAGATGATTTCAGACCATGCAGCATTGCCGGGCAACGTCCCGATCTGCCAGCCGCCAACCTGCGCATCGTTGCTGGCGTTCAGGCTGCCGACCGTGCCCGTCCAACCGGCCGGCGTTGTGGGATCCAGGCGGTACATGAAGTTACCGCTGGTCTGGTAGCCCGTCACGTTGCCGTAGCTGTTCACGATCGGGGTCGCGCAGGCCGGGTGGGCGGCGCTTGACCATGTGTTGTTGGTCGTGATCGAGTTGGCGATAGCCACGGTCACACCATTGCCGTAGGCAACACCTGTGATGCCGCTAATCAGGGGAATGGCCGAGCTAGCATTGGCATAGTTGCCGTTGCTGTCGTACAGGTTGTTTGTCTGGGCCTGCCACGTATTCGGATACGCATTGATGAGGTATGAGAGGCCGATCCCCCATAGATTCCCATGCAGGCTGTCGTAGATGAACTTGCTGCCATTGCTGCAAGCCCACAGGCCGCCAGGTGCAGTGTAGTAAGGCACGTTGCTGCTGTCCTGCGGCAGCCCTGCATTGGTATACGCGTAGATACTCCATGTCGTACCGTTCGCGCTGGTGTAAATCACATTGCCAGTACCCGATGCATACGCGGTCGTGTAGTAAAACGCCGCCGAGACCGGATCATAGGAGACGTAGCCGGACGCGTTTGCGACCGGCAGCGTCCGCGATGTCCACGTCTTTCCATCCGTACAGGTTGCGTAGGTGGCCGAACCTACCGCGTGCGCCACGAAGATGCCAGCGCCGAATGCGATCGATTGCCACTTCTGGGACGACGGCAACGTCGACGCGGTCCAACTGGTCCCGTTGGCGCTGTAGTTGGACACCGTCGATGCTACCGAGCCACCAGCGACCGCGCACCACACGCTGTTACCGTATGCCACGCTTTGCCACGTCGCGGAGGTCGCCATTGACGCGGCCGTCACAGATGTGAATGGCACGACCTGGGTTACCGTCGACGTGTATTCAGCCCAGACGGCTGCGATGGTGGCCGCTGGTGTCGAAGAGTTCCACTGCGTCAGGATAAAGAGGCCCAGCCCGAACGCAATCGATGTCCACAGCCCCGATGCAGCCAGCGCGCGCGAAGTCCACGTAATTCCATCGGGGCTGGTGAACATCACCGCGTTCGCGGTGCCATTCTGGACGAGCGCGAACAGACCGTTTGCATACGCCAGCGAACTCGGGGTGCCGCCCGGACTGCTGATTGCGGTGTATGCGGTCCATGAAACGCCGTCCGGGCTGCGCAGGACTGCGCCTGAAGTGGAGACGGCCACGAAGATGCCGTTGCCGTACGTCACCGCCGCGAAAGTCAGATATGTGGTCGGGATGTTGCCCGCGCTCCAGGCCGTTCCGGTTGCGCTGTAAGCCGCGTACATGCCGGATGACGAGCCCTTGCCAATCATCGTGAAAACGCCGTTCCCGTATGCGCAGCCCGTCCAGATGGCCGAGTTTGGCAGCGTGGCTGTCGCCCACGTAAAGGAGGCACCCGGCCCGATCGGCAGGTAGTAGGCCGTGCTGGATGCCGTGGCGATCGTGCCGATCACCATACCGTTACCGTAGACGACACTGGAGAGAACGGCCGGAGTTGCAAGCGACGTCCAGTTCACACCGTCCGGGCTGTACGCACACACTGCAGACGTGGCACAGAACGCCACGAAGTAGCCGTTGCCGAAGACGACATTCGTCCACTGCTGGCTACTCGGCATCGCATACTGGTTCCAGGTGTAGCCGTCGCTGCTCACCTGGCAGTTCGCCTGGGCCGAACCGTTGGCCCCGACCGCGACGAAAATGCCGTTGCCGAAGGCGATTGACGAGGCATAGACACCCGCAAACGGCGCAGTGTTGTAGATCGCCTCATAGGTGGTGGCATTGGTCGGGTAAAGCCCCGAGAGAATGCTGTAGATCGCGCGTGCGACCGGCGTCTTCGTTGCCTTGAACGTCGCACCACCTTCGAACACCGTGGCGAAGCCGCCAATCGGGATGTTGGTCAGGCCGATCCCGTTTGTCAGGAAATCGCTAAGTAGCATTAGACCAGCCTCCAGGTTGTTCCGTTAAACCAGATAGTGAATTTCTGATCGGCGACGTTAATCGTGAGGCTGGCGTTGTAGCCCATGATCGTCGATCCGTTGTTACCGAGAACCCACGGGTTTCTTCCCCAGCTCCCGTTTACGTCCTCAAAGGTCAGCGACTGACCTAACGTTGGGCTGGCCGGCAGCAGACATGTGAACCGGCTGTTGGCGGTGTCCACCAGATACTCGCCCTTGGTCAGAATCGTCGCCGCATTGATGTACTGCGCGCCCGAACTCGACGCTGCGGTGGACGTTTGATACAGGAGCACCCAGTTGCCTGCACCGTCACACACAAATTCAGCGCTGGTGGCCACTGGCAACGTGAAGGACGCGCCAGCCGAGCCGCCAACGAACTTGTCAGCGGCGTTGGGTGTCAGCGTGATCGTGCCGCCGTTTGCGAACGCAGAAAAACGGAAGCCGTTCCAGAGTCCCGCCGTCGCTGCCAGGTTCAGCGTGCCGGTTCCGACGAATTTTTCAGTGTTGCTCGATGCGGTAACCGCAACCGTGCCTGAGAGATTCGCAACCGGTTCGCTCGACTGCACGCCAGAAGCGCCGACGCGCAGACTGCTGTCTGCCAGTTGCAGCCCGAGGTTTCCATTCGTGACCTGAAAACCGTTGCCAGCTCCGAATGCAAGCTCACCGCTGCCGTCGATCGACAGGGGGCCGGCGCTAGCAAGCTTCAATGCAAGACTGCCGGCAGAGTTCTGCAAACCGCTGCCGATGCCGAGCGTGAGATTTCCATTTGCATCGGTCGCGAGTGGGCCGAGCAGCTTCAGCGCGAGGTTGCCACTTACGTTCTGAAGCCCGGCACCGATACCCAGGCGCGCGAGCGCGCCGAGCTGCGACAGCACGATGCTGTTCACGAGGAAACTGTTGGTCGGCGCATCGTAGGTCGCCGTAACAATCGACGCGGGCGCGATGTCCCCCGATTGAAGAGCGGTGCCGTCATCGCGCACGAGCGGCACGGCGCCCGCGCCAGCGTTAAGCGTGCATGCGCCCGTGTTCGCGTGTACCGCGCGAAACTTGACCGTCTGCCCGGTGGGATATGAACTGACGGCTGGATTCAGCGCGACGACGTAGGCATTGACGGTGCCCGTGTCGATCAGGTATTCACCGGCACGCGCCTCGATCAGCGTTTCGATGGCCGTGAGCAACTGATTCGTTTTCGAGCTGTCGAGCGTGAAGCCCAGACCCTCGATCACCCCAGCGACTTCCTGCTGTATCGAGTTAAGCCAGGCCGCCGTGACCAGCGTACCGAGAATATCGTTGAAGGGATCGCCGTCGACGAACAATCCGTCTGGCGTGTCGATGCGCTGCATGTCAATCTCCGATCGTGAAGTGCGTGCCCGCCGCGACGATGTCGTTCAGCCACGCCGTCAGTGTCGCGATCTCGTCCGCGCTGAGAGCCGATCCATCGCTATGGCGAATCCGGATGCGCAGGTAATACATCACGGCACTGGGAATCACCAGCAAGTCACCGGCTCGGCTCGTTCCCGCACGAAAGCCCCGCGGTTCGTCGAGCACGGCGACGTAGCCGAGCGATGCCAAGAGGTTCGTGATGTACGGCAGGGACAGGCCGCCGGTCGCGTTGATGCGGGCATAGACGACCGTCTGCCGTTGTTCGACGGTGGCGCCCGCCGGCGGCGTGATCTGGTAGAGGCGCTCCCAGTCGGCGAGAAACGCCTCGCCACCAAAGAGCCAGGGATCTGGCGAGAGGATCGCATCTGCGCTGGCCAGCGCATCGTCTAGTGCGTTGCCGTCGCCAGCGAGCTGGGCGGTGATTCGCGCGCCGGTCGCGTCATAGCTCACCGGCGGCAACAGACGGGCGAGCAGGTCTGCGTGTTTCAAAGCGGCACCACCTGCACATTGCCGAGTTGCAGCCACTCGATCGTCTCCCCACTATTTTCGGGAGTGACGTTCGCCGTCGGTGTCTGGATCGCACGATCCACGACACCGTTGAGCGTGCTGATGAGTGCCTCGGCCTGGCTGCGGATCATGGGATCGGCTGGGCGGAACGCTGCCATCCAGTTCGCGAGAGTGGTCTGCACGGTTGGCTGCATGTCTTCAGGCTCGCCGCTTGAAACCTGAAGCGCGACGAGGAAATCGATGCTGCGGATCACCGGACCACCGACCCATACATCTGCGATGCCAGCCGGGCGCAGCGTGTCGATATGGGTCTTCACGGCGTTAATCGTGGAGGCAGACGGGAGACCACTGCCGGACGTGATGAGCACGTCGACCGTGCCGGGACCGCGCCGTAACGGATAGACGTAGGCCGCTGTAACGCCGCTCACGTCCATCGCCCAGCGGCGATAGTCGTAAGCATTGCCACCGGCCGGCGGGTGGCGCAAGAGATCGAGCAGGCGGGCCAGCAGCTCATCGTCGGTCTCGACATCGGTGCCGCCCACCATCGAAACGACGCTGGCCACGCTGGAAAAATTCTGCGGGGGCGACGAAAGCGCGAGCGCAGTACCCTCATCAAGATTGCCGGCGCTTCCCGCAACTACCGCAATTGCGCTCACAGTGCCGGTGCCATCGGCACCGAGCGCGGCGGCAGCCGTGGTCTGGTACTGCGTCCCATCGGGTGCGAGCACAATGAGACCCGAACCAGCCTGCTCGTTCGGCTGGCCGTTCAGCAGAATGGTGCCTTCGGCCGCCTTGGCCTGCTTTTTCGACAGGCCGTGCAGCGTCGCATGTCGCGCGAGCATGTCCGGATCGGCGCTATCGGGAAAGATCTGGCGCGCGATCCATTGCTGATGGTCGTAGAGCCCGGAGACGGCGCTCGCGGTGGCCGCAGCTCGAATGCCATTGTCCGAGTCTGTCGTGGTGTCCGCATCGGCATCCTGATTGGCGATGTCGCGCAGGATGTCTGCCTCGATTGTGGCGAGGTCCGGTACCGGGTAGCTCATCAGATCACCTTTACCGCGTGCTGGAACGTCTGTGTGTCGCCTGTCGGATCGACGACAGAAATCGAGAGCACAAGCCAGCCGCCCTCGGGCTGGCTCGCGGTCACCGTAATGTTTTGCGCGCGCGCGTCATCGAGGAGCGGCTGAAGCGCCTGCTCAGCGTACTGTTGCGCGAGCATGGCAATGCGCGGGACGTCCTTTGAACGCCTGAGCGTATAGAGCAGCGAGCCCAGCGCGGTATCGCGCCAGTACGAGCCAAGGGGAGTCTGAAGGCGCAGGTAGACGGCGTTCGCGAGCGTGGTCGTTCGCGTGCCGGTGTAGTCGCCTGTGGAGGGATCGAGAAGCGCGTCCATGCGGCCATTCTCGGCGCATGGACCTCTGGGATATCAGGTGAAAGGCGTCAGTGCTCGGCTCTTTCCGGAAACTCCGGGTACTTGCGTCGCAGCTCTTCGAGATACTCGTAGCCCTTCCATGTCATACGGCTCACATAGACCTTGGCGGGTTTTTCCTTGGGATCAAGATGGCCGTGAACGAACTCCGCTTCGAGGAGGAGTACATAGTGGAGAAGGACTACGTCAGGCTCAATGTCGAGATAGTCGTTCAGATCCCGTTCGACCGCCTTGTCCTTGAATATCGAACTCTGCGCCTCGATGTTCTCAAGCAGCGACAAAAGGAGTTCCTCGTTTCGTTTAGCGTCCATATCGTTACCGTCGTTGTGAAAGCAACATTATGCCGATAACGGTGGTGTCGTTCTTCCTCCCAGACTGTCGATGTGGGGATGGTCCACAAGGCTCTTGTCGCCAGCTACAACGTCACCCGTTACCTCCACCGAGCCATCAACGGACATCTGACCACTCGTGTTCATGTGCGGCGTGTTGACGGTGAATGACGTCGATGCATCGATTGTGGCGGTCTTCGTTGTAATGTTGACCGCATCTTCAGCATTGATGTTCAAGGTCTTCGTGGTGAGGTTCATCACCCGGTTGCGGTTCAGGATGATTGAGTCGCCTTCGTCCGTGTAGATGGCCACTTCGCCGCCCTTGAGCCCCTTGATGCGATACGAACCATGTTCGGTCGCGACAATGATGCCGTGGGCCGTGCGGCCTCCGATCGGGAGCACGACTGCCATCGTGCCCGCGAGTGGCACGGACGTGAAGCCATAGTGCTGGAACAGCTCGTTCGCTTCGAGCTGCTCGCCAGCGAGACCCGTACCGTCGACGAACTGCACGCCAGATGGCGTGCTCACGTCGGCGATCACAGCGCGGAACGCGAGGCGAACACGCGCAATCGCCCGGTTGATATAACCGTCAACCTTGTGCCACATTGATGATCTCCTCCGCTGCGCTCTTCTTGCCGCCTCGACGCTTTTTCTGGTGCGGATGTGCGTCAAGTGTCCACACGCCGTCTTCCTTCAGCGTGAGCGTGGTCGTGGTGCCCATGCCACCGCGCCCCTTCGAGAAGCGCCGCCCCATCATGAAGAAGATGGCGTCGATGCCGTGCGGCTCGGAAATGACGTGCACCCGTTGGCCCGGCTTCCAGAGCACACCATCTGAAGTGCGATGGCCACGAACGTGCGCGGTCAATGTCAGGCCGGACAGTCGCGAATCCATCAGCAGCTTTCGCGACCGCGATTGCGCAACAGCAGCGCTGTCACATTCATGGTCGACCACGATATGCGGCCGGTACACGCTCACACTGCTGTCGGTCGCCGTCGCCTTCAGTGCATTGCGCCCGGCTTCAACGGATGTTCCGTGAGCCTGCCCAAGGACCGTAACCTGTGAGTAGCGTTCGGCCATGCTTCGGTTGCGGCGCAGGCTGATGACGTTGTTGCCGTCGCCGTTGCGGCGCAGGATCAGCGTTGCTACCGGCGGCGTCGTGTAGTCGGGTCCGCCGATGACGAGCGTGCCATCCGGGTCGCACCACGGCCACAGACCGTTTGCCTCGGCGACATTGGCGAGGACGTGCCATGCTGTGTCACCCGGTTCAACGTTGATTTTCTCGGTCGTGTAGGTCGAATCCGCATCAACGCGAATTTTGGTGAGGCCGAGTGGCCGCACAACGTTGGCCATTACCTGCTCAAGCGTCACTTGCCGTGATACGAAGATAGGCGCACTGGAGTCCACGAGGATCGCCGCGTTGTCGCGGCCCGCGAGCGCGAGCGTGTCGCGATTCTTGCCGACTTCCTCATCGATCGTGTCGATGCGGCCGGCGAGGACCGTGTCACTGCCGAGGCGCAGCTCGATCGTTGCACCTTCCACGACTTCGGACGGAAGCGTACCGCGCGGATGCGCGAGATCCACCCGCCAGGCATCAGCGGGCGTGAGAAGCTCCGAGTCGATCTCGTAGCTTGTCCAGTCGTCGTGGACATGGCCGCCGACGAGCAAGCTGATCTTGTCGTTGTCTGCTGTCGGATTAGCTTGCGTAGGCATTGAGCACGGTTCCGGGAAGGACGAAATTTGGATTGCGGATGGACGGATTCAGGCGGGCGAGTTCGTCCGCGCGCGTGTAGTCGCCGTACCACTGGAATGCGAGCAGCGTCAGATTTGCAGGGGCGTCAACAGCGCGCGTGGTGAGCGCGGGTTGCGCCTCGATAGCGTTAATCCCGGCCGTCTGAACTGCGAGTGCGATGCTTTTTAACGCATCGACAATGGGCAGCGCAGTGGGCGTCGCATAGACCGAGCGGTGCTGGACGATCGTTGCTTCGATCGCGGTGCGCGTATCACTGACGATCTGCTCGATGTCCGGTGGCGAAAGCGTTGGATCGTCGTACTCGGCAATCAGGATGTCGGAGGCAGTCTGTGCGAGCTGCAACGCAGCAGCGAGCCGGACAACGGTCTCCACCAGCGCCACGTCCGCTTCGTTTGCTCCGGCCGGCGAGAAGGACGCGGGCACGGTCGAGGCAGCGTCGTAGCCGCTCGCACCGGTGACAACGACAGCGGCTGGAACGAGGGGCATCGCGGTGCCGCCTGCGATGCTGTTGCCTGGCGTGGCACCTCCGCCTGATGAGCCGCTGCCCGACGAGCTGCCGTCGGATGAGCTACCGCCCGAAGAACCACTGCCGGAAGAGCCACTACCTGAAGAGCCACTGCCTGACGAGCCGCTCCCGGAGGAGCCACTACCGGACGAACCCGTGCCCGAAGTTCCGCCGGCCGACGTGCCATCGCCAGACGAGCCGCCGCTCGATGAACCGCCTCCGGATGAGCCGCCACCCGACGAGGAGCCACTGCCGGACGATGTCGTCGTCGTCGAGCTGGAGCTGCCACCGACGCCTACGCTCATGACCCCGGTGGCCGTGTCAACCGATGCCGTGCCGTCGTTGATGCTGCTCGGCAACTCTACGATGGTCGAAAACTGGCTGGCCAATCCCTTCCACTCGGCCGCGATGGTATCGCCGTCGAAATCGCGCAGATCCGCAATGCCCGACAGGCAGCTCATGACATCTGCGGCGAATGCCTGCGGGTAGTTGATCAGGTCAAGCGCAGTGCCGATTACGCCCTGGACCTGCGTGCGAATCGCGCCGAGCGTACCCGTCACCACCGCGCGCAGCGCATTCAGTTCCTGCATGCCACTCTTGACGGCCGCGATGGCGTTGGCGAACGCCGCGAAGCCGCCCGACTGTGCAGCGGCGGCCAGCGCACCGATCGACTGCGCCTGCTGGGCAGGCAACTGCTTTACAAAGAACGGATTGCTCGGCGTCGACTCGTCGAACCGGAGATGGACAAGGCAGTGGTCCGGGTTGTCCGCGTCGTGCTCGACCTCATAGTCGTCGAGCTGCGCATTCGCAATACTGCCGAACACGGGATGAATCAGCTCTCCGGAGCCTGCTGTGTCGAGCGCCTGAAGGAACGTCCGCAGACGGTCGTCGTAGTCGTCGCCCCAGAACACGGCAACGAGCGAGCAGCGGCGCGCGCCCGCGCCCATGTCTTCGATGTCGGCACCGTCGATGTACGGGTATTCATGGTGCGCCGTCGAGCGGCGCCGCGCGTCGCGCGTGCGCAGTACGTCGAACTGCACGCCGCGAAACGACGCGGTCTGAAGATTGTTCTCCCAGCTCATCAGTGCCTCCGCGCGGCTTCGAGCGACATCTGGTTAATGCTCTCGTAGATCTGCCGGCCGTCCAGCTCGACCTTCACGTTCACGCTCGCGGGTTGGGGCGCGGGCTTGGCCGCCTCGGCCTTGAAGATCGCATCGCCGAGCATCTTGCCCAGCTTGTCGCCAAGCAGGTCGCCACCCAGACCACCAAGCAGACCCCCGATGATGCCGCCGGCTGCCGTGCCCACAACCGGGAATGCCGACCCGATTGCGGCACCCGTGGCGGCGCCACCGAGCCAGCCGCCGATGCCGCCCGCAGTGTGACCTGCAATGCGCGTGTATTCGCTTTTCTTTTCATTGCTCGAAAGCGAGTCGTTGCCTGCCGTCTGCCACGCTTCCGCGCCACCGATGAGCATGGACAGCGCAGCGGAGCCAGCGGGACGCAGAAAGCGCGCGAGCAGCCCACCTTCACCGACCGTGCCGCGCGCGACGGAGCCGAGCACCGACGAACCAGCCTTCGCTGCGCCACGCTCGGCCGCGCCCGCACCATGACCTGTGACAAAGCGCATCAGGCCGACTGCCATCAGCACGCTGGTCAAACCCTCAAACGCCACCTTCGTGCCCATGATGGCCGACATGAGACCGGGGTACTTCTCGGCGTACTGTGAGACACGATCAGCGGCATTACCCACGACCTTGTCGAACCCGCGAAGCGAATCGAACTCACCCAGCTCGGCGAGTGATTTCGCACGCTGCGTCTTGAACGAATCGGTGCTTTCCATCGTCTGCGCGTCAGCCTCGCCCATACCACGCGCGTTGAGGACCGACGCCTTGATCTGGTCGTAACGCTCCCGGTTATTCAGGTAACCCATCATCGCGAGCATTTCCTGCCGGTTGTGGATCACCTTGCCGATTGCCGAGCCCGCGATCACCTGTTCCATGCGCTCGTACAGCTCGCGCTTTTCGCCGTCGTCTTTCGTCGTCGCCAGCTTGCCCTGAATGATCTGGTAATTCTTGTCCTTCGCCATGACCTGATTGATCAGTCCAGCGAATGCCTCCAGCGGCCCCTTTCCGTGCTGGATCGCTTCGGCGTAGCGCACGGAAAGCGTGGCACCGAGTTCCTTCTTGATCTTGCGAGACGTGTCCTGCGCATTCAGATGCTGGAGCAGGTCGAGCGTATTGTTCCCGGCTTCATCGGCGGTGCCGGCCGTCGTCATCGAGACTTCATTGAGCGCGATGAGCGACGCAATGCCATCCATGCCATTCATGCCAGCGTTCTTCGCGGATGCCATTTGTTGCGGCAGCCACTTGGCCATCTGGCGAAGGTGGAAGCCGCCCATGTGGCCGCCCTTGATCGAGGCGTCGAGCACATCCTGAATCTGGTCTTCGCGAATGCCGAAGGTCTGGATGCTGCGCATGGCCACATCGCCCAGCTCGGTCGTGTCAGAGCCGGTGCCCGTGGCATAGCGTTGCAGCAACGGCATGAGCCGGAAGACGGACTCATGCGAAATTGCATTCTGGCCGAGCATCTGCGTCATCGCTTCAACGACCTGTTCCGGCGTACCACCACCGGCCGCGATTGTCTTGCGCACGACTTCGTTAAGCTCTTTCATGCCACGAATGCGGCCGGCTGAGTCCTCTTCGTTAAACGCCGTGTTAGCCATCAGCGCCAGGCTGCGATCGTAGTCCATCGCACGCCCCGCAGGACCTGCGACGGCGTGGGTGGCGGCGGCGCCCGCAAGCGCAAGCTCGCCCGTGCGCACCAGGCCGCCCCCGATCCGTTGCCCGAACTGGATGCCGCGTTCGGCGCGCGAGAGGCGGCCGATCTCGGCAGTCAGCTCGGCCACGCGCGAGCGCATGCTGCCGAATGCACGGGCCTGCTCCTCGGCCGAGAGCTGTCCCGATTCCGCGAGGCGTTCATAGGCGCGCTGGGTGCGCTCGATCTCGCGCTGGATCTCGTGTTCGGTGCGCACGCCAAGCGTACGCAGTGCCTCATTAAATTCAGACTGCGCGCGCAAACGCTCATCGATCGAACGGTTGGCCGCGCGTGCGATCGCATTCTCGGCGGCGATCGCGGCTCGCTCTTCCTGGTAGTATGCGGCTGCCGTGCCGGCGATACCGCGTTGCACCGCAAGCTCCGCGCTGGCTGCGGCTTTTTCCTTCGCGGCATAGGCGGCCACCGAACCGGCGACGCTATGTTGAACCGAGAGTTCGGCGCTGGCCGCTGCCTTTTCCTTCCCGGCATACGCCACCGCCGATGCCATGACGCTGCGCTGGATCGCGCGCTCACCGGTGACCGCCACTTCCTGTTTGCCGACGTAGGCGCTCGCGGAAGCCGAGACGCTCCGCTGGATGATGCCTTCCGCAAACGCGGCGGCGTTGCCGCCCTCGGCATACGAGGCGGCCGAGGCCGAAACACTCTGCTGGATCGTGCGCTCCGCGAGCGCAGCGGCGCGGGCACGCTCGACATATGCGCTCGCCGAGCTGTTCAGGACCTGCTGGACAGTACGCTCCGCGTCGGCCGAGCCGGAGACGCTGCGCTGGACCGTACGCTCGGCGCTCGTGGCCGCTTTTTCCTTTGCGGAGTAGGCAGCGGCGGACTCGTCGACCGACCGCTGGATGGCGCGCTCAGCCTGCCCGGTGGCCTGTTCACGCGCCACCGCGCCGCGCAGGCTCGCATCCGTGACGGCATCGACGCTGCGGGTCGCCTCGCGGCTTTGTCCGACCACGCCACCGAGCGTGCGACGCAACGGGCCGGACAGCTCGTCGCGCTGCCGGAGCAGAAGGGATACCGAAAGATCGCCGGACATGACTAGTTCTCTTTGCGCCGGCGCTGGGACTTGATCCGGCGTTGCTTGATATCAACCCGCTCACCAGACCTGCTACCTGCCGAACTGCGGAGGGTTACGAGGCGGTGTACGGCAGCCACATAACCCTCCAGTTCGACTGGCGTCATGCCACGGATGCGGGACTCGTCGATTCCGTGGCTAGCGAGGAAGGCAACGGTGAGGCGGTATCCCGCGAGGGCTGATTCAATGCCTTCCGCTTTTTTTTGAGGTCCTTCTCCGCTGCCGCGAGCACATCGAAGTCGTCGTCGACGAGATTCTTCGAGAGGAAGTCGTACGTCATCACTTCGGCCGGGATTGTGCCGACGTGCACGATGGTGCGTGCGAGCATGGCCGCGTGCAGCTTCAGCGGAGCGTCCGCTCCGACTTCTTCGAGCGCGGCAATGTTGTCGCCGATCATCGGCAGACGGATTTCGAAATCCGTGTGCACGGCACCTTCGTATTCGATGCCAAACGTCAGGGTTCCGGTTCCGGTAATCATTCGTCGATCTCCCGCAGTGCGTTCATCTTGATGTCTCGACGGCCTTCATTCTCGACCGTGTACTTTGCGCCCACGCTGGTGCTGAAGCAGTCCTGGTAGGTGGTGCGCGTTCCGCCAGGCGCGTTGGGATAGATCGTGATCTTGGCGCCTTCGATGCTGCCCCAGTCCATCTCGCCGGACACCGGGATGACCACTGTGACGGACAGCTCGATTTCCTGAATGCCCTTCGAAAAACCCTTCGGGCGGCCGGTGCTGTTCATCGTCTTGACGAGCTTGCGGCCCGTCTTCGTCTGGACGTCGATGTCGGTCACCTCGACCTCGGTACCATCGACTTCCATCACGATCGCGCCAGCGTATTCTTCCAATGCCATGTCGGTTCTCCGGTTGCGGCGTTACAGGATGAGGTCGATCACGGCCGCGAAGACGTGCAGACCGGACACCACGTTGCAGGGAATCTTCGCGTTCATCTGGCCGGCGTTCTGCAAATCCTGCTCGACGATGAACGCATCCTTGTACGTGTCGACGTTCTGGATGATCTCCAGCGCTTCGGCCTTGTAGGCGACGTCGAGCAACTCCGAGCGCACCTTCACAGCCGTTTTCGCGTCGTTTTTGGCACGCGGGAAACGCAGCGCGATGCGTTGTCGCCATGCCTCGCGCATGTAGTCGAGCGTGCGCATTGTGGTGATGTCGAGCAGAGCCGGATCGGCAACGCCCTGCGCATTGACCGTATACGTCGAGATCGCGCGCACGATCTGCACCACGTTGCCGGGACCGATCTCGAACGGCGTCACGCCGTTCCAGAGTGCACTCTCCTGTTCCGTACGGCTCGGTCGCGCCGTCACATCGGTCACGTCCAGTCCGGCCAGCGGCAACGTATCGAGCGGCATGGCCGGGTCCTGCTCGGACGCGATCTCGGCAGCGTACGCAGCAGCGATCTGCCACGCGGGCAACACGGAACCGTTGTGCCAGCCCAGCGTGATGCGGCCACCATTGATGCTCGTCGCGAGCGTGGTGGCGGTCGCGAGCGTGCCGGGCCAGCCCGCGACGCCAATCGCGCCGCGCTGTTCCATCGGCCCCGACACTGCGTCGAGGTGTGAACGCAGTGCGGTGAGCGCGGTGGTGGTCGAGAACGGGCTCGCGATAATGTCGTGCCCAGCCGCGAACACAGCGGCGAGCGCGTCGCTGATATCCGGGTCATTCTGGCCGCCCGACATGGCGGTCACGGTCCCGGTGATGCCATCGGTTTGCGACGTGAAGGACAGGCCGATCGCGTTGCTTGCTGCGCCCTTGTTGCGCGCGGAGATCACGACCTTCGCCGGGGTTTGCGCGTCGACGCTGGCCGTCACCGGCAGGTCCGGCTGGTTCGCGAACTGGGCCACGAGTGCCGCCGCGATCGCAGCGGGGGTATCGTTGCTGTTGACCGCCACCATCGCCGGGACACCGGCAACCGTGATGCTCACCGAGCCATTAGCCGTCGCGGTGCCGTCGAGGACCACAGAGCCGGTCGCGAGTACGCCGGCCGCATCGTCGTCGACCGCGATCATCGTGAGCGCGACATAATTGTTCGCGGTCAGACCCGCCTTTGCCATCAGGTGCGCGATCGAGCCCCGGCCGAAATACGCCGCCGCGTCGTCGGACGAGAAAACATTGACTGCCGTAAGCGCGGGCACGGAGCCCGTGGTCAGCCGCTGCCCGACATAGAGCACGAGCTGGGGATTGCCCGGCAACGCGTTGACCGCGTCGCTCGTGTTGAATTCGAAATAGTCCCCCGGCTTGCGCGTGCTCGACGGGATGCTGTTAAAACTGATGTTCGCGCTGGACATGTCTGCTCCTTTTTAACGGCGAACTGCCATCAGGCTTCGGACGCGACACCGCGCGCCACGGCGGGCGAGCTGGTATTCGCATTCGAAGTGCTCGACGACTTGCCGGCGGCGGCCGTCGTCCCGACCACCACCAGATCGCCCTCTGCAATCCGGCGACGGTAGTAAGCCGACGCAGGCACTTCCTGCTCCTGCACGTCGGTGATGTACTTGCGCGGGGAACCTTCCATCGGAACGTTCACACCAGCGGCTGCTTTGACTTTCATTTCGACTCCTGTGAGGGGGGCAAGGTGACGATGTCCTGCGCCAGGGGCAAGCCGGATTCCGGTGCACCATTAACGAAGGTGTTCAGCTCGACAGCCGTAAGATCAGGCGTGGCCGGATCGAGCTGGCCCTTGTATAGGGCGAACAGCGCATCGAGGCCGCAAGTCGGATCGCTGGCGACGACGGTGGCCGGATCGACCGGCTGGGGAAACGCGTGGCCGGCGAGCGCATGCTCGATCCACGCCGTATGGAATTCGAGTGCGAATACCGAGAATGCGTCGCGTTGGAGCTTCGTGTTGAACAGCGTTCGCACGGCGCCGGGCGCAAACTCCTGGATGGGCAGGGACAGGTCTTGCTGCGCGAGCAGGCGACGCACGGCCCAGATCAGCATGTTGGTGCCGACCTCACCCATACGCGCACCGCCCTGGCGGCTCGCCGCCTCGCTGCGCACGCTGTACGCACCCACCATGACGATGAACGTGCCTTCGGCTTTCCAGCTCTTTCGACGAGCGTCGACTGCCGACGTCTTGCGCACGCCCCCAAACGTGACCCATGCAGCAGGGAGATTGCGCACGACATCGGCCAGTCCGTCGTCGTCGAACTCGCCCCCGTAAGTGCTCACCTGTCGCACCATCTGGCCGAGGCCACGCTTCAGACGATCGACCATCGCATTCTCGACGGCCGTGATGATCGGGACAGGCGTGACCATCAGAACGCTCCGCGATCGCGCTGGCTGAAGATCTTCGTGCCAACGTTGAACTCGACAGTGTTCACCGGCTGCACCTGACCCACGGCCGTCACGCCAAGCGTGACCTTGCCAGCCGCAGCCAGTTCGAGAAACCGCACGGCGTCGCGGTAGCGGTCGCGGATGTCGTCGGACAGGCGCGTGCCACCTACGCAGAGCTGATAGCGCGCGATGTCGCAGCACAAGGTAACGAGAAACCGGGGCACGGGCGCGAGCGGCAACTGATAGCGACCCGACAGATACGTATCCATCTCGGCGCTTGCGGTGTCGAGCGCATCGCCGAGAGCGTCCGGATCGATTGCACCGGACATCTGGCGATCCGTGATCGCGACCACTTCGTCTTCACCGAAGCGGCTCACCATGTCGGTCTGCGCGGCGTAGGCCATCGCTTACTTCCGGCCCGCGTGCGGCTTGCTGGCTGACGTTCCGCCATGCGACTGGGCCGATTCGGCGGCGGCAGCACGAAGGGTTTCCACCTCGGTAGCCGCTGCGGCCGCTCGCTCGGTCTGGGCGCGCAACTGTTGCTGGAGGCTCGCGACGTATTCCACGGGACTCTCGGTCCAGACGAAGTCAACCGGCAGTGCCCCGATCAACTCGTCGACGATCGATTCCTTGCGGCGCAGCTCCAGCAATTCGTCCGCACTGGGAACGTCCAGTTCGACCTGACGCACCTGAAGCATGCGATCGTGGGCGAGTTCCTTGATCTGGTGCTGCGTGAGCGCCGACGCGGGAATATTGACGGCGGTTTCACCGAACAGAAGACCGGCGCGACGGTAACCGTTGCGCTTGGCCGCGACGACCACAACCTTGATTTTTTCCGACACAGGTAACTCCTGGGTGATATTCGGGATATGCACCGCCGCCCAGACATTGCCCGGCGGGCAGCGGATCGCTCTTCCTCCGCGCTTACCGGCTCGCGCGGCAGTGCTCGCTCATAGGGTATGGGTTAATCCGTACCGTCCGAGCCCCACGCGAGCTGCCAGAACCCGTAGGCACCGGCCGCGCGCGCTTCCGCGCCGAACTTGAACTTCTTGCGCATGAAGACGCCCTCGATTTCCGGGTCGGTCTGCTGCACAAAAACCGGTGCCTTGCGTTGCTGGTAGATGAACGGCTTGACCGGCTTGGTGGTGTCGAGCAGATACCAGGCGGTGTCCGAGGTCAGTCGTGCGTCGCACACGACCTTCATCGTTCCCTTGTACGGGTTCGGCATGCCGTCGTTCAGACGGTCGTTGATCATCAGCGCGTTACCGATGTCTTCGAGCGCGGGCGGAACGAGCAGGACGTTCGGGCTGACGTTCAGCGGCCGGCCTTCGTTGTCGGTCACCTTGCGCAGCTGCGTGCGGCCGACGCCAAGGCTTGCGATCGCTGCGGCCTGCGAAGCGATCGAAAGTTTGACCGTGCCGCGGTTGGACCACGGCTGACCCATCACCGGGTGCGCGTTGGAAAAGAACGACTGGCCGTCGTAGCACGCGTTTTCGAATGCGCCGTTGACCACGGAGAAGATGATCTCGTCGGGCAGTTGCTTGGCCGAGTAGCCGGCGCTCTGCGCCATCGGCGCATAGATGCCGAGGTTGTCGTCCTCGATGTCGTTGCGCTCGACCTCGACGGTGGCTTCCCAGTCGTCGTTGACGACGGTGTAGCCGTGGGCGATCAGTGCCTTCACTTCCTTGTCGCCGATCCACTGCTTCATGCGCGGGAAGTTTTCGAGCCACGCATAGACGTTCTCGCGGCTGCCCGAGGGCACGAGCATCGCGATCTGGTCCCACACGGTGGGCGCGGCCTCGAAGGCGTTGTTGAACGTGGCGTTCAGGTTCAGAAAGACGGCCTGAATCGTACTGGCATTGACGAGCATGCTTTAGCTCCCTCTAGATGAATGTCGACGGGTGGGTTGGCCGTTACAGCACCCAGACGCCGCCCGCGTCCACGCCGAAGACGAGGCCGGCCGCCGAGCGGGTATTGGTGCCGTTGGTGGCCGCGACCGTCTGGTTGTCCTCGACGTAGCAGAGCTTGCCGAAGCTCGCCTGCGTGACCGGATCGTCGGCGGCGTTTGCCCACTGGAACAGGAGGCCGCGACGCACATACACGCTGATGGCGCCGGCCGCGCCACCCGTGTTGTCGACCGAGACTTCGGAGCGGCCGAGGTAAGTCAGCCCTTCGGCGGTCTTGCCCTCGATAGCGTTGCCGTTGGCATCCGCGCAGACGAGCACGCCGGCTCGAATCACGGCGTTGGCCGCGACGGGCACGGCGACGATTTCACCGTCCTTCAGCGGTGTGTTGCGATCAGCGGTCGTGGCGGTCATTGCGCAGCTCCCGGAGCGGACTTGAGAACATCAGCCGGCTTGTTGCCGAACTGCCGGCACACGGCGACGAGCGTGGGATCGGATACTTCCGGTTGTGCGCCGCCGTTCGGCTCGCGGCCACCGGTCTGCTGGCCCGTGAGGGCAGCGAGTTTGGGGGCCGATTCGACGAACGACTTCAGCGCACCGAGGTTGCTCTTGCCCAGTTCGCGCGCCCACGCTTCCTGGGTGGGCAGCAGCTTGCCGGCCGTCAGCGCTGCCTCGATCACTTCATCGAGTTCGCGGCCCGCGACCTGGCTCGTGAGCACAGCCACTTGCGACTGAAGGTCGGTCAGCGCCGACAGCGGGACGTACTTCGACGGATCGGGCTTGCCAGCGGCAGCCGTCAGCGCGGCGATCTGCGCCTGTGCATTGACCTTCTCGGCGGTGAGTGCCGCCACCTGTTGAGCATCGCTCGTCGCTTTCGCGAGGTGCGCGTTCAATGCGGTGACAGCCTGGTCTTCAGACGCCTGCGCATCGAGCCCGAGGGCCGTGAGCAGTGCCTGCAACAGCTTGTTCATCTGAGGCTCCTGAATTGAAGGAAAAAAAGCGGAAAGTGCAACGGCCTGCATACCGTCCAGACCGGGGTTGTTCGTGAGCGCAGCCATGCGCATACGTTGCACGTCGCCGGTCCGGGCGTTGAATTCAAAAACGGGAGAGATGAAGCGATACTCGCGATCGGCGATCGCGCGGGCGGCGGCTGGCGTCCATTCGACATCCGTGGCGAACAGGCCCTGGCCTTCGCGCCATTCGAGGTTCTTGAACCATCCGGCGGCAGGCGCAGGCTGTCCGTTCTGCTGCGCGTTCAGCGTCTGGTGCTCGTAGTCGATCACCATCGGGTTGGCCTGTTGCGCGGCAAGCGCGACCACCGAAGCGGCCTGATCAGCACCGCAAACCCATTGCGTACATGCGGCGAGCGACGCCGGCCGACCATCGACGGACGAGAAGCGGCCAGCCGGAAGCAACTGGATCGACCGGCCAGTGAGGTCGGTGATTTCGACGGTCAGGGCGGCGACTACGGAGCCCGAGGTGCGTTTCTTAGCCATGCCGTCATTCTGTTGATCGGCACGGCTTCGAAAGAGTGGAACGGTGTCAGTTTGGAGGCGTCACCCGGCTATCGGGTGAGCGTGCGGAATCTGGATGGTGATCCGGCGCGTTTTAACGGGGGTTTAACGGGGTCGGCGCTACCAAGGATGGGGAATGGCGCATCTGGCACCCTCCAGCGGCTCAAAACGGCTGTTTTCGAAACCGGTCAGCCGACCACGTTGCGCAGATAGTTTGCCATCGCTTCCTCGATCGCGACACCGTCTGAAGGCGTGATGGCGAGAAACGGTCGCGCGGGGATTTTCGAGCCGGGATGGTTGACCTGTTTCGCGAAGATCCCACCGAAGTGGAGCGCCTTCGCATTCTTCGGCCGGATCACGTGCGCGCGCGTCTGGCCTCCAAACTGGTGGATCGCCGCGTAGACGACATTGGTGCCCACGCGCGCGCTGGTCGCGTCGTAGGCCGGGGTGATGCTGGAGGCGAGCCGCCCGGACGCCTGAAGGATCTTCAGCGAGCGGGCGACGCGCTGTCCGATCTGCAAGCTCCATGCGCCAGACTTCAGCACACCGCGCCCCTTGCCGAGCTGGCCACCCACGCGCTGCTGCAACGTGGACGGCTTCAGGCCAAGCCAACGCGGCCGGCCCTGCTGGGCAAAGTTCTCCTCGACCGCATCCCACATGATGTCCGATATTTCCCGCATCACGGGGCTCGCATCGGCGACGGCAGCAACCAGGCGGTCGAGGGTGGCCTCCAGCCGGCTGGTGTCAATTGTGATTTCGATCATGGGCTATACTCCAGTTACACCGATTGCAGTCGTACAGGCTTCCGACTGACGCGTCCAAAGGAACTGCACGGTGGCCCGCAACGAGTCGGCGTCGCGGGCCTTTCTATTTGCGGTATGCCAGAAAGCCGTCGCGCTGCTTTTCAATGTAGCGCCGACGCGCGTCCGGGCCGCGATCGGCATTCGACATCATTGCGGTCGACGCTGCCCAGCCATCCTGCCCAAATTCGAACACGCTCAGCCCGTATTGCGGACCGTGCTGTCCGTCGACGAGCCACGACTTGATGTAGCGACGCTTGAGCAGCCACTTGTCAGGCTGACTGCGACTTTGTTCCCAGCGCAGCCAGATTTCGTCGGGGGCCTGTACGGCTCGGGCGAGCAGCGCCATGTACGGGCCGCGACCATCCTTGTCCGCTTTCCAGCTGCCATCCCCCGCCTTGAACAGATCGTCGGAGATGGCGAGCCGGGCATGAGTGGCGTCTTCATAGACTTTCGTCTGGCCGTACCGGACACCGAACTCGTGGAGGAACGCGTGCGCGTACTGCTCGGGTCCCAGATCACCCGGCAGCAGGCTGGACGCCGGCACGTGCGTCGGCACAGGCAACTCCGGCAGGTCGACGCCCACAGGAAATGTGCGCGGCAGCGTATCGAGTGGGGGCGGCGTGAAGGGGCGTTGCCATTCGCGACCCGGATTGAAGCCGAAGCCGGGGTCGGGCAGCACCTTCTTTCCGGTCGCCGGGTCGGAGTACGCGAGCGCCGGCCGCTTCACACCCGTGCGATCGACGATCTCGACCTCGACGATACGCCCGTCGCTGTTGCGCACCGGCACGCCGTTCTGCTCGACGTACGCTCGTGCACGCGTACGCACGCGGCACCGGCAGTTGTAACCGTTCGGCGGATAGAACGTCGCCCAGAAAGGGTCGTCGTACCGGTAGATCGAGCCGGACAGCGCGGCGTGGGCCGGGCGCGTGCGGTTGTCGAGCACGGCCACATACTCCCAGTATGGCCGCTCGCCGACGCTCTCCATCTGCGCCGCGAACCGGCCGGCCATGTACGACGACTGCATGTTGGTCTGGAAGATCGTATTGAGCCGGCGCGGCGTCAGACGCCGCCCCTGGATCTCGCCCGTGGCGTCGTCAACAACGTCGCCGCGCCCCAGCCATCCTTTCTTCTGCAACACGGGCATCAGCTCGTCTTTAAACTGCGTCAGCGTCTTGCCGTTTTTTAACGCATCCGTGAGCGCCGCGCGAACGTCCTGGAGCACGTCAACCTTCATTACGCCAGCCACGGTGAACGCGCGGGCATGCGCCTCGGCCCACACGTCCTGCCACTTGAACCCGAGCTGGTATCCCTTCGATTCGAAGTATCGGATCGCCTGCTCGGGCGGCAGGCCGATCGCATACTGCAAGTCAATTCCCGCCATTGACGCGGCCCCAGATGTCGGCGACGAACATGGCGCGCGCCAGCAGCTCGGCCAGCGCACCCTCATCCATGTCCGGCTGCGCGGTCAGCAGCGCCTCGATCGCACTGTCCGGCGTCTCGCCGTTCCGGATGGCCTGAATGACGGGGGCAAGGAGCTTGTCCATCCCTGCGGCGAGAGGCGCAGCGGGCAAGCCGCTGATCGTGTCGTCGAGCTGGGCCTGATCGGGGTAGATCGTCTCGCCATGTGCATTCTGGACAACGGGACGATAGGTCAGGCGAACCTGCTTCGCAGGCGGCGGCGTTTCAGGCGCTGGTGCCGGCCGGAACTCAGGCGGCAGCGCCTGAAGCGGCTGCGGGATCACGAGCACGTCATCGCCGTCCTGCGCCGCCGGGATCGAGAGCTTTTCGCGCGCCCAGTCAACCGGCACGGGCAGGCCCATCGCGACGAGCTTCGGCAGCGAGTCCGCGTACAGCTTCATGTCCTCGGGTTCGCGCGTCTCGAACACGAGTCGCGGGAGCCGGCGAAGATCGGTCACGCCCTTGTTCAACGCGACGATCGGATAGATCAGATCGCGCGTGATCGTTGCTTCGAGCTGGCGTGCGTCCGAGACCATCAGATCGTGCCGGACCTCGTTATGCACATTGCCGAGCGCATGGGTCGACGACTTGCCATCGGCCTGGCTCGTGAGCGTGCCGCCGAGGATCACCTTCGACTGTGATCGCTCCATGTAGTCGATCAGCGATAGATGCGGCGCATGGCCAGAACCCGACGACGCTTCCTTGAAATCGATCTGCATTTCCTGCGGGATGATGCCGGCCGCGTTGTGTCCGATCCCGGTCACCGCACGCAGCAACGTGCTCTTCTCATCCTCGCTCGCACCGGCTGGATATTTCCCGAGCCGCAGCGGAATGCCATAGATTTCGAGAAACTCCATGATGTCGCGCACACCGTAATTCTTGAACAGGTACGGCCAGACGAGCACGCGATGCAGGCCGCTGCGCGAGACGTACCCCGACTTGGCGCGATGGCGGTGGAGAATCCAGCCAAACTGCCACAGCGGCTGCCCCATCACCTCGATACCTCGCAGACGGATATCGTCGCGATCGTCCCACGGCGTCATGAACCACCGTTGCGGCCGTCGCGTGATGGCCTGTGGCAACCACATACCCTCGACGCGCTCCCATGTGATTTCCAGTGCCGCAAAGCCGTGCCCGATGCCGTCCAGGCTGTCCAGCAGCATGTCCTCGAAGAACGTCATGTCCTGCAAGCATTCACGCACCCATTGCGCCAGCTTCTTTTCAGTGGCCGACGCGTTGCGCGGTGGCTGGACATCCCAGTCGAGCGTGAGCAGCACGCGCTTGCGCTTGCTCATCTCGGCGAAGATGTGCGCATCCTTTTCCTCCATGTCGGTGAACAGATCCGACTGCGGCAGCAGGTATCCCAGCTCGGCCGATTCAAGGATGCGATACAGCTTCTGCGGCGTGAGCCCCAGCGAAGGATGCTCTTCGTAGCTCGACTTCAGCCAGCCGAGCTGCGCAGTCTGCTGCTGGTCGAGCACCTTGCGCTCGATCGGGTTGCCGTTGATGTCGACGATCTGGCCCATGTCTTCCTCTTACCAAGCGCCACCGCCGAAGCGATGGCCGTCCGTTTCATTTCGCGCACCCTTTGTCGCAGGGGTGTATTCGAAGGTGGCGCCGCCGCGAGAGACCGCGATCGCCCACAGCAGATGCAGCCCGCAGAGACCGTCGTAGTGATGCCCGCTCTGTGGTTCGGGCCACGCGTCCAGCTCGGCGAGCAACGCGGTGAGCGCGGGATGCATCAGGATCGACGGCGCGAGCCGGTCCGTGACGAACGGCTCCAGCGAATCGATGCGGACCTCCTGCGGGACGCTCGCCGTCATGCCGACGAGCGGCAGCGGCACGCCGACATCGAGGCCGGCCCGGATGAAGCTCTGGCGCGAGTGCTCGTACGCGTTGTTGTTCTCAAACGCGATCGACAGACACCGGAACTCGCGCTGTAGCGCGATCAGGTCGGACTCCAGCTTCGACGGCACACGGCGTTTGATTTCCGCGTGCATCACGTGGAGCTTCTTCGCGACCGTGTCCCAACCACCGACGAGGAGCGAAGAAGGGTCGGACGTTTCACCCCGGCCCATTGAGGGATCGCATGCCCCGAAAATGCGCCAGTACGGCGAGCGCTGCGCCCAGTAGGTAATGTGCCCGAACACACGATCCTCGTCGGCGCGCGGGTCGCCCTGCATCTCGGTTGCGAATGCGCGTGGCGACTTTGCGCGCTGGCGCATGAGCCAGTACAGCGATCGCACGGAGGGCCATGATGTCACCGCGCCTTCGTCCATCGCGGTGCGGTGCTCAATGTAAAACCGGTGTGACGGCAGCTCGGCGTCAGCGACGACGTCGCCGCGCGTGGCCGCCTCGCTGATCGCATCCTTGTCCGCATTCAGCATCAGGGCCTCGCACTGCTCCCACAGATCCATGTGCGTGGGCATCGTCTCGATTGCCCGGAAGTGATGCACGACGTGCCCGATGCTGCGCTTCGCGCGCGAGATCGGATCATCCTTGTCGAGCACCGTGCCCACCCCGACATACTTGACCGTGCCGTCGGGCGGCCCGAGGTAATCGATGGCCTTTTCGAGCCACGTCCACCGGTTCTGCCGCTCGGTCGGGCTCTTCGCTTCAGAGTCGGTGATCAGATCGTCGCCGAACAGGACCTTCGGGCGACTCGCGCCGTGGAACGTGCCTCGAATGGCCTGCTCGGCGCCGAAGGGTTCGACCTTCACGCCCGTGCGCGAAATGAACTCCCCGACCTTCCACATCGGCCCCTTGCCACAGACCTCGGGGAAATCCAGCGCGAGCGCAGCGTTAGCGGTCAGCTCGGTTTTAACGACTTCGAGCAGCTTGGTCGGCAATGACGTCTCGGCCCCGAGCAGGATCAGGTAGTCGAGGAACGCCGGGGCATTGCCGGTCCATCCGGTCTCGCGTCGCACATCCTCGCGTTGCAGCAGCGCCTGCACGATGATGTATACCGGGCCGATCTTGGTGGTGAGCGACGATTTCGCTTCGCCACGAGGCGCTACCCACCACTCGCGCGTTCCGCCGGGTTGACGCAGCAGCTTCGCGAACCGGTTGCAGAAGTGCCCCTGAAAGAGCGACGGCGTGCCCCGGATGTGATGGGGAAAATACGTGTAGGCGAAGAACTCGTAATCGCCGTCGACGAGCACGCGGCGGCGGCGCGCGAGCCTGGCGTCCGGCGAAGGGTCGAGGCCGGTGGCGTGCGCCTCGATGTCAAGCCGCAACTGGGTGGCCAGTTCGGACAGCTCATCTCGAAACTGCTTCTCGGTAAATTTTGTCGGCATGTCAGTCGACCCTGCGAGGCTTGTCGATGCGCATCACGACGTGCTGCGAGCCGCAACCCAGCTTCGCGCAATCGTGGTCCTGCGGCAGCTCATCTTCAGGCGCCGCGCAAATGACGATCTGGGACGGCGTGTCATACGCCGTCCCGAGCCGTCGAATGCCTGTGGCCAGCGTCCACCAGTTAGCCATAGGCGATGGCCAGCTCATCACCAAACGGGCCGAGGATCTCAGCGAAGGTGGCAATGTGGTCGGGATGCCGTTCCTTGATGAACGCAGCGAGGCGCTGCACGACGCCCATAGCTACGGCCAGCTCGTTCGTCTCGGGCAACACCCGCTTCGATGCATTGATCGTCTTGTTGTATGCGTCAGCCAGACTTGCCAGCATCGAGACTTTTTCCGCTGGATTGATCTCGGCGGTTTCGAGCTGATAGATGGTCGCCTGATACTGCGCGATCAGTCCGGCGAGCATCTGGCGGGCGGCGCTTTCGACGCCGCCACCCGCCATCAACTGCGCGGCCTGTGCCTTCTCCCAGTTGTCGCCATTTGACTGCGCGTCGTCTTTCCAGCGGCGCACGGTCGAATAGGACACGCCATGCATCGACGCGGCGATTTCAAGGGACAGGCGATCGAAAACAAACGAGCGCCTGACCTTGTCGCGAAGTTCCTTGGGGTGCGCCATGTGCCTTTACAGACCGAACTTCGCACGCACGAGCGAGATGCCGGTGGCGACGATGCCACCCGCGACACCACCCGCCACGCCACCGGCAACGGCACCATTGCGGATCGCTGCCTTCTCGATCGTCGACATGCGTGCGGACAGGTCCGTCAGGTTCGTGTCGATCTTCTTGAGCAGCGTGAGCGATTCGGTGTCGGAGCCCGTCGCCGCAGTGGTGGGCGAAGCGCTGCCGGGAGCCGCAACGCCTGTCGCACCGTTCGTTTCCACCGCCACCGTTGCGGCGGCGGCCGGCACGGCGACGCCAGCCGCCGCACTGGTGCCCGCTGCCGGGGTACTTGCGTCGACGGCCGGCGCTGCCGCAACGGTCGAGACGATTGCTGCGGGCGCGTCGCTTGCCGGTGCGGCGACGGCTGCGGGCGCGCTGGCCGTCTGCGCCTGGCTGTTGAGCGCATTCGCGGCTGCGATCATGATCGCAGCGAGTTGCTCCGGCGCGATCGCGTTGCTGGTGGTGCTCGTGTTGGTCGTGTCGCTCATGAGGTTTTCGCCTTCATCAGATAGGCTTGCATTTGATTGATCTTCGCGTCGATCTGCTCGAAAAGCTTGCGCGTCTCTTCGCGTTCGTCCTTCACTTCGTCGCGGCTTGCGTACTTCATCGCCACGGCCTCGCGGAAGGATGCGAGGTCTCTGGCGAGACCCGCGATCGCTTCGCGGGCCTCCCGGTTGTCACTCTGGACACGCTTTACCCATATGCTGCATCCGGCCAGCGCCACCGCCCACAATGCGGCAACGATGGCGGTGATGATCGTGGTACCGTCAAGGGTGAATTGCATATTTCAACCGTTGTCTCTTTTCGCGTCGTGTTTGGCACTCGATGCAGAACCGGCATCCGGGTACTGCATCGCGGCGCGCCTGTGGGATCTCCACACCACAGCTTTCGTCCGCGCAGAACTGCAATGACTCGACGTGCGGCTGTAGCGGGCGTGTACCTGCTGCGATCACGAGTTCGCGGTATAGCTCCTCGATGGCGCTCGCGTGATCGAAATCGTCTGGCATAGAACTCCCTGCTAATGGGTGGCCGACGTCGTGTCGGCCGCTTGCGATGCCGCTTGAGGCTGGAGATTGCGGATCGCCTTCAGTTTGTCTTCGGTGTTGTGGGCGCGGTTGGCGTAGTCAACGAACCAGTCGAGGATGTCGGCTTGTGATACCCCGGAGTCAACGGTGGCATCGGTGGCGGATCGGCCAGGAGCGTTGCTGGAATGGGTGCCTGCCTGCAAGGCGGCGTCACTATCGTCGGCAATGCCGGCGGCTGCGTTCCACAGCCGCACAAAACCACGAGAGAAAGCGCAGTCATAGGCAGTAGCAGCAGGCGCAGCAACCAGAGCTGTGCCCGAGTGCGGTACCTGTGCAACGCGAGGTTGAGTGACGTCATCGATTTGCTCCTTGATGGCCGTGGCGCGCACGGCGCCGTTGGACTGGTCATTGAGAAAGCCCGCTTCCGCTGCCTGCCCACGCGTCACGTCAGCGGCGTACCGCCCGAATGCATCACTCGCCGCCGATGCCGAAGCCTGCTGGCTGGAAGCCTTGAAGTCGGCGAGATTCTTTTCGCCAATGGCCTGCGCGACGCTGTAACCGTGCTCGTAAGTTTTTGCGAAAGCAAAAGCGAGGAGGACTGCGAGCACGATGCCCGCGACCAGCTTTGCGTATTTACTGATCATTTCCATTCGGCTCTTCCTTGATGGGACGACCACGCCATGCGCCAAGCGCCTGGATGATTGCGGAATAGCCACCGACGCAGCCGAGGTAGACAAGCCAGATGTCGAACGTGAGCTGGTGGGTGAGGCCCTGAAAGACGAACATGGCAGTTGCGGTAGCGGAGGCCACATTCGGCCAGAGCTTCGCGTGCGAGAGCTTGCCGTCTGCGCCCTTGACGAGATCAAGGATGGCCATCACTTGCTCCGGGCACGATTGCGACGCTTCTCAGCGGCACGGCGTGCAGCCCGCACACCGGACGGCTTCCGACCCGGCGCGGCGGGTCGCTCTCGCACGTCGTTCACGGCAGGCACCGTGCGCGAATAACTGGCTGCCACGCCGATCATTCCCGCGACGAGTGAGAAGAGGCGTCTCATGCGAGCGCTACCTTGCCGCCCGCCTCACGGTACGCGGCGACGAGCATCGAAATCGCGTTCTGATGCTGGCCGTAGCTGTTGCCGGGAAGCGATGCCCAGATGGGCGAGCACGCATAGATAGCGAGCGTGATCTGACCGTCGAGGATGAGCGGGATGGCCTTGCGTTCGCGGATCTGCTGGATCGCGATCAGATCCTGTGAGACCGGACTGAAGTCCGGAAGGTGCAGTTGTGTCGCGTAGGGCTGGAAGTAGCGCGCGAGCAACTGATAGCGGCCCGCTGCCGTCGAGTTCAGCTCACGGTTGAGGATGTTCGGATGCGCGACATAGTTGCCGAAGAGGCGCACGTCCGGCGCGATCGACTTCCCCTCGCGAATCATCGGACCGTGCGAGCCGACCAGCACGTTGTAGCCGTCGTCGCTATGCGCAAGCGTGTACGCGTCGATCTCGCTCGCGGCAATCATGTCGAGAAATGCGACGATGTTCGGACCGCCTGCGGCGTCCGCTGAAATACGCGCCATTGCGCTCTCCTTCAATCGGTGTGTCGATGAGGAGATTTTCGATACTGGGGGCTTGATACGACAGGCTGGTCCCTGTCAGTAGAAAAGCAAACGCCCCGCACGAGGCGGGGCGTCTGATCGAGCGCAGCAAGGTCAAGTCAATACATGCCGAACACGAGATAGCTCACGAGGAGTGCGAGAGCCGTGCATAACAACCAGATGATGGTGGCGCCGTCCTTCGAGTAGCCATTCGCCACGAAGCGTTTCGTGGCAACTGGGAACAGGCTAAGAAATATCACCAGCGTCATGATCATGAATTGGTCCTCGCGTTTCTTTTTGCTGGGAACCAGATCGTAACTCAAAGGCAATCTCACAGAAACGTTAAGGACGGTGAGATTTTTAACGGTCAGAACAGCGCGCCCTGTTCGGTCGGCGTGCCTCCATCGTCGTCGTGCTTCTTCAGGATGCGCCAGACGTGTCGATCCGAGAGCCGATACTTCTTCGCCAGCTCGGCCACGGCATGCAGCGCGCTATGCTCCCGCGTGATGCCGTCAAAGTCCGCGCGGATCTCCCGATAAAGCAGCTCACGCGCAGCCGCCTCGCATTTCGGAATGTAGAGCATGTCACCGCCGAAATGCTGCGTGATGGCATCGGCCGCTTCGCCGCCCACGATCTCCGAAAGCGCTTCGTACCGGATCTCGCCCAGCCGCGACTTTCGCAGCGCCACGGGAAAGGTTGTGCCACCGAGCTGCTCGACGAGCCGAACAGCAGCCGGGAGACCGATCAAGCGCACGAGCACCTGCACGACGTCGGGCAGCAAGTGCTTCACGTTGTCCAGTCTCATCGCCGTGCCTCCCTGCGCTTCGAATCGATCTGGAGCGCCGCGATCAGTTTCGCCAGCGCGTCGCCGTTACAGAACTCAATGGCGTCGACCTTGCAGATACGCTTGACCATGCCGTTGACGTAGTCCCACGACCGACCCGCATCAGCGAGCAACGCCTCGATCTTGGCCAACTGGGCAGCGCGACCAGCAGCGACGCGCGGGCGCCGGCCGCCACCGGTCGGTTTGAAACCGCTACGTTCAAGGTGCGCGAGAACGCGGGCCGCCGACGCGGGCGTGAGATCCCTGGCAGAGTCCACATCGCCCACACTGCGTAGCATCACACGATACGTTTCGTCGTCGAGCCCCAGTTGCTGCTTGGCGATGTGAATCTTCGCCAGGGTCGATTTGGCGATTGCCATTACGACCTCCACCAGCGTCGCAGTTCCTTGCGGCAAAGGCACACGAAAAAGCCGATGCCGAACAGGATCACGAATGCGTCAAACATGGCTGGCTTCCTCCAGATTGACGTCGACTGTGATCGTTGAGCTTCGCGCGCCAATTGACACTAGCGATACCGACGTGTTTTCACGATGAAAGTGACGAAGCATCGACGACGTTGCGCTCCATGTGGGCATGTAATACGTGAACGTCTTGTCGAGATCAGGAAAGAGGCGCGCGGCGCGGCGCTTGCCGAAGTCTTTCAGGATTTCCGCGCGTTGGCTGGGTTTATACAGGCTGGCTCTCGTGGGGCGGTAGAAGCGACGGCGCTCCTGAGTGTCGTCACGCAGCCATTCGCCCCTGAACCAGCCGTTCACATACACCATCAGATCAAACTTTCGAGCCTTGACCTGCTGGACATAAATCGTTACGTCGTATCCGTCGCATTTCAGCGCGACGGCCCCGTACGGATACGATAGCTCCTTCTCGATACGCTCGATGTCGTCTTTCGAAAGCTTTGTCATTTGAATTCTCAGTAGTTGATCACGAGCTAGGTACACGGCTATGGGGGCCGTGTACCTATTCATCCGTTCAACGGATACGGTGTTGGGTTACGCCAGTGATGCCAGGCGGGCAAAGCGGTTGGGCTGGCGTGATAAATCCGGTTCCCTTTTCTCCGGTGACACGCATGTGCTCGACTTCCACCTTTGCCGAATTGATGATGACCTGCGCAACCTCCGCGACGACTTTGGCTCTCTCGATATCCATCGGGTTGCTTTTGTCGTTAAGCGATTCAAGGGTGGAAAAAAGCTGTTCACGTAGTTTGGCGATCGTGCTCATTGATCCTCCTTACAAGGTTTCGTTTCAGCGCAATCACTTGCTGTAGATCTTCAGGCAGATTGGTGAGCGACTCCCGACCAATCGCCCACAGATACATTTCGGATTTCGCAATCCCGCTCACGCTTGCCTTGTGCTCGATGCTTGCCCTCGATCGGCCAAGTACGCGTACAAGCTCGTCGATGTGCGCATCCGGATAGAGCCGTCGAAGTGTCTCGACTTCCTGTTCCGTCCACGCGCGGCGGCGCCGCTGTTTGCAACGCACGTCCATTGCGTCGTGCGCTGTTGACCCCGCAAGCCCCAATTTGCGAGCCTTACCGCCGATGCTCTTCACGGTTCGCCCGATCGTGCGCGCCATGTCGACGGTTCTCATGACGGGAAACATCTCGCGCAGCCACTGGACTTCTGCCTCGCTCCACTCGCGGCACCCACGACGCTCGCGCCAGTCCGTGGTGAGCCCAAGACTTCGCACCTTGAAACTCACCGAACTCTGCGAGCGGCCAAGTGACCTTGCCAGTTCTGAAAGGGGAACCACCCCATACCCCTCACGAATAAGGCGAACGTCTTCCACTGAATAAATTCGCATGGCTTTTGTCACCGTCTGGCTCAGATGGCCGCGAGGTCAAGGCTGATCGGCCGATACTGCTCGGTGCCTTCGTCGCGTTCATAAAAACGCACATATGGCTTGCTGCCCGTGATACGAATGCTGTCGACGATGGCGCGCATGGCAGTGGCCCATTTCGGGTCTTCGATTGCGAGCCGACGCAGGCCGAGGATGCGCCCGGTGTTCACGTTGCCTTCCTTGTCGACCTGGAATGCTTCGTTGATGAGTGCCTTGATCTTGTCGCTGCTGCCAGCCGTCCATTCGCGGATGCATTCGTCGATCAGTTCCTTCGCGGCCTGAAGTCGCTCGTCGAACTGGATGTGCTCAGCGATCTGCCGCACAATCTTGTAACGACCGTCGAACGTAATGAGCGTGATGTTGCCCTTGTTGCCTCCGACCTTGACGCCGTACTGTTCATTGCTCGTCTCGACAAAGGCTGCAATGTCGGTGAATGTCCGGTTCTTGAACTCGGCCAACGCGGACTGAAGGCGCTTCGCCTCGCCGATGAGGCTCCCAATGGTCTGGTCGCGGAGTTGGTCGACGGGTTTGACCATCGCTTCGGGAACCAGACGGCCACGTGCATCAGTAACGTAGCCAGCGGGAATGTGTTGTTGCGTCATGGTTATTTCCTCGTATTGAAAAAAGAGTTCATGTCTTTGGTGAGTGCCCGCATCTTGCCGAGTGCGTCCTGGACCGTGGGGGTGACCGTCCTTTCCTCCTCGGACCTGGGAGGCGGGGGTACGATCTCCTGTGCTGGCGTGATGCGAGCGAGAGGCGTGCCGAGTCCTGCGTGTCCCTGGCGCTGTCGTTCGGTTAGTGATTCGGCCCGTGATTCCACGCGGTCGATGAGCCCAGCCAATACTTCGAACAGATAGCCGTGGCTCTTCAGGGGCAGATTGAGCCGTCCGTCATCGCGCATGACGATCATGTGTTCGAACCCCTGACGCCAGTATTCGATCGGGCACACCCACGTACGGCCGTTGCGTTCGAACTGGGCCGCGCGAATCAGCGGCGCCAGTTCGCGGATCAGCGTGGCCATACGCGAGTGGCTCATCTGACTCTTAGGCGGCGCGAACAGCCCGACGTAGCGCAACATCGGCTTCACGAACGAATCGCCGGCCGGGTGCACCTCTATGATTGCCGCGAGTGCGTCGCGCGGCGCGTCATCGGCCAGGACAACGTCCAGGCTCATCGACGCGCGGCAGTTTGGGCAGCTGAACAGCGGCATCGGCATCAGTGCACCTGTCTGCTTTGCTCAGATTCGAGCTGCTCTTCGAGGTGCGCTCTCAGCTTCGGACGGTCCGCGAGATACTCGTTAAGTCGCTCGACAACTGCGATCGCATCATTCTGGATATGCGCGCGCAGAACGCTTTCCATTGCGATTGCGATCTGCTGGCCAGCCTCGTCGGCCGACGTGAGCCTGGCGAATTGCGAAAGCAACGATTCGTTGGCGATGTGAAGCGCGCGGCGCAACTCGTCGATAGTGTCGAGATCGTCCGGATTGACGATGGTCGGTCCAGTAACGATTGTCAAATGCATTGTAATCCTAATAGAAATGAATATTTCGCGTTCCTTTTGTCACGATGGATTTGGCGTTAGTGGCCCGTCTCCTGCCAGATCACACGAACATCGCGTACGTGAAATTGGCCTTTTCGCATGCGGCTCGGGCCAGTCCCAGCCTCGTAGTAATACGTCGCATCGCCGCGTGCGATCAGTTCGGCGCAGCGGGTGCACGTCTGAATCTGGACAGTCGGAATAGCGCTGCTGGAATGCTCCGTGCCGATCACAACGTAGCCTTGCTCGGTCAGCTCCTCGATCGCGCAGGCGATCTTCAATGCGCCTTTCCACATCTCGCCGTTGAGCGGCGGAGTCTGCGGCTGTATTGCCTGAATGGTGCTGTTCATTGCTTTTCTCCTTTGACGGGGCGATTCGGACACGTACGGCACGTGCGCCAGTGGCTCAGTTCGAGCGGATTGTTGAGCGGTGCCCGTCGAGCGGCATAGGACACGCATACCGTCAGCTCGATCTGCTGCCCGGTATGCGTGCACTGCACCTGGCCGAACACGCGCAGGACGCGTGCGGCGACTCGATCGGTTTTTCCAGCGTACTTCCCTGACAGCACCAGTGATATCGTCGTATGAGATACCTCAAGGCGCTTCGCAACAGCTGATTGCGACGATGCACCTACGGCGTCGCGGAGCATCTGGAACCAGTCGGCATTAGCACGCGTCATGGTCAGGCTCCTCTTGCCAGACAATTTTTCCGATATTCGGGTCATAGAGGCTTTTCGTGCTCTGGATCATCGGCGGGCGTGGACCGGTGTATTTCGATTGCAACAGTCGATACCTCGTCGCCTTCGCGGCTACGCCTTGCTGGCGTGAATGCCCCATTTCGATCACGGTGATGTATCCGGCGACGCAAAGCAGTTGCAGGTACTTCTTGGCCGTGGCTTCCGCTACCGTGGTTTCACTCGTCGACGCACGCATTGCCAGTTCGGCGGCCGTGAAGTCGCCAATGATGCGCATGGTGCGCCACATGTTTTCATTGCCAGTCGTACGCAGGACGTTGCCCTTTTTGTCGAGGCGCGGGGCTTCGACGCCGACGTCGCGAACCAGCTTGTAGAGCTTTTCAGCGAAGCGCTTCTGCGCCTTGTTCGTGTGCTCGATGAAGCCGCCCTTCGCGAGGCCCTGGACATAGGTGTAAATGGTGTAGCGGTCGGCTTTCGTTGCGCGCTCGATGTCCGTCACTTCGAAGCCGTCGCGACGTTTTCGGATCGCTTCCCATATACGTTGTCGAGGTCCACGACCCCCTATCAATTCAAGATGAGCCGGTTTTCTAGCCACCGAAACGACCTCCAATATGGTGGGCTGCGACCGCACAGATGATCACGGCGATTACCGAGCAGAGAATAAGAATGGTGTACTCCATCAGCTCGACCCAGTCGTGCGCGAACACAAGGCACGCGGCAATCGCAACGAGGCCAAATCCGGATGCGAGCATGACGACGGTATTCAGGCGTTCGGCAGCGCTCGCGTCGACCTGCGTGGGAGGCATATAAGGTTTAACCATGTCCCATCCTCACGCGCGGCGCTTGGGCGCTTCGCCCGTATACAGTTCGCGCTTGCCCCAGGATGCGAGATCCATAACATCCGTTCCGGCGAGCATGGACTCCTCCTGAATGCGCTCAAGATTCACGCACACACGACGAACCGAGCCGTGGGCCAGTTCCACGAGACGCGCGAGCAGGTCATCAGTGATCTGAACTCGCGGGCAGTAGAAGCTCGTGAGCTGACGGGCATCAGCGAGGGTCACTGGTTGCGCAGGAACCCATGCCAGCACTCGGCCATGCATGCGCTCCCACTTCTTGAGCTTCGCGGGCAATCCTTCCTCACCGATCATGAGGATCGGTGCCTGGCTCGACTCGTAGAGATCGCGAACCAGTTCGACGGCGTTGCGGTCGACGAGGTGATCCATCTCGTCGATGATCAACGGGCGGCCACTCGCCGCGAGTTCTTCCGACACCTGATCCGCCATTTCAGGGATAGTGCGGGCTGGCTTGATGCCCATCTCGAACAGTACGGCAGTGAGGAAGTGCTTCTTTGTCCAGACCGATTTCGCCTGAACGTATCGGGCACGACGTGCGTTCGCAACGTAGTTTGCGGCCATGCTCTTGCCATAGCCTGACGGCCCGTAAAAGCAGACGAGACCCGGCAGGTTCGCGCTGCGGGAAAGAGCGCGTTCGATCGCGAGATCGCAGAGCCCGAGGTTGGTGATCTGCGCGATGCCGCCAGCAGCGGGTTTGAGGGTTGCTTCGTGTTGTGTCATTATTCGTCCTGTCAGGTATTACCGTTGACCGGCGAGCTGCCACTCGCCAGCTTCTTGTTCGCGGCGCTTACGCGCCGTGAATTCCTTGCTTTCCCCGTAGAGTTCGTGGAACTTCATGTCCTTTTCGGTGGGTGTCCCCCCTTCGTTAATGAGTTGATCGATCGCGTGCCAACGTCGGACGCGCTGCTCCTCGTCTTCTGGCATCTCAATGACAGTCGCCACAGGCATGGCGAGAACCGGCTGAAGTTCAGGTGTGACCTCCACGGCCTGAACGTCAATGACTCGGGCGTCGAGCGCTGCGCGTGACACTTCGCCGAATCCTGGAATCGTCAAGGTGTCCGGCGTCTCGATGGTCAGTGCCGGAGCACCATGCCGCTCGGCCTCGATCTCGTCGCGGTGTGCGTCGAGCCGCTTCAGACGGGCGTCGGCACGCTTCTCGCGGGCCTGTTCAACGAAAGACATCGGCATGTAGTGGCGCTGGTTAGCGCCGAATTCCGCTGTGCAGATGAACCGGCCATCGATGTCATGGACCCACACGTGCTGTGCGTCGTGAATATCGAAAGCCACCTGGACCTGCTCGCCGTGGAACTCTTCAAGCAGACCGCTGAAGTAACGGTTATTGAAGAGCGCGATCTCGCCACGCGACACCGTGCGTTCGACGCGCGGGCGGAAGACATTCTGCGTTTCAGCAGCAGTCAGCATGACCGGCTCCCAGCCGCTTGCCCGGTGACTTTCGTATGCCTCGCGTGGCGACATGTGACGGCGCTTGCCGGTGACCGGATCGTTGATCTGCGCCAGCGAGCGATGCGGCTTGTCGTTGTACTCGTCGACTCGCTGCGTGCAGAACTGGACGAAGCTTTCCCAGCCCATCAGTGGCATTACGCCGCCCTTGCGAACCGCTGCGCGCGTGATCTTGTACTGGGCAAGCCGCGCCTCGCGGTCCATCGACGCGCCGATAAAGCTCGGCAGTAGCTTCGCGCCCTGAATCCAGATCGTTTGATGCGAGCGTTCGATCACACCCTTGGCCTGCGAGTTGTACGGCAGCGAGTGGGTGACCTCGAAACCGAGCAAACCCTTCAGGCCGGTACCTTCGCGCTTGAGCAACTGGTTGTCATAGCCCGAGCCGTTGTCGACGTAAAAGATGGCCGGTGCCCCGCGATTGATGGCGGCGTGACTGATCGCCTCCAGCACCGCGAGGCTCGACTCTGCGAGGCCGACCGAAAACCCGACAGCCATGCGAGTCGCAATGTCGATGATCGTCGTGATCTCGGGGCGGAATGGCCGGCCATGCAACGGATGCTGCACTTCCGCATCGAAGGTGTGACCGTCAGCGCTCCAGACATCATTCGGTTGCAACTGATCGAACGTGCGGCGCACGAATGGGCGAATGTTCTTCAGCTCGCGCGGACCCATGCGGCCGACCTCGCGCGAGACGTTGCCGAGCTTGCCCAGGAACCTGCGCACCTGGTGGATAGTCGGGAACGACCAGCCGTTATCGCGCATACGGTAGGCTTTTTCGAACTCGCGATATGCCAGTTCGACGGACGGCTTTTGCGGCAACTGATAGAAGCCGAGGAACGGCTTTGCCCACGCGGGAATCGTGAAGTCCGGCTGGACCTTCTTCGGCGCCAGATCGCCAGCCTTTCCCATCGCAAGCCAGCGCTTGAGCGTGCGCACGCTCGGAAAGCCGTCGCCCTTGCGGCCGCGTTCGTCGCGTGCGGCCTTGAGCATCATGACCATGTGATCGTCGAGCTTTCCAGCTTTCGCTTCCGTGAGGAGCGTGATCATCGCGGCTTCGCGCGAGATATGGCACTGCGCGGTCAGCCGGTCGAGCGTGGTCAGAATGCCTTTGCGCGCGTCGGCGGTCAGACGTTGGGCGTCGGTTTCCAGCAGTTCTCGTTGGCTCGGTTTTGCAGACGGACGATCAGTGGCGGTGATTGATCCCGCACCGATCAAATGCTGTGCCGCTTGTGTCCTGATCGCCGCCATGATGTCGGCCGGTGGAAAATATTCGCGCCGTACACCTCCTCGACCATTCGTTTCCCTGTATTGCCAGCCAGATCGCTCGGCGAAGAGAATGACGTTCGCTTTGGTCGTTGGAAGGCCGGGGAGTCGCAACGTGGCGATGTCGGCTGCCGTGTAATGCGTCTTCACGGTACGGCTCACTTTGCGTTGCGGCGGATGCGATGGAGCAACTGACCGAGAACCTTCTCGTCCATCTGCCCCTCGATAGCCCGCGACTTCGCCTTGATGTGTCGATCGAGCACAGCCATAGCGCCAAGCTCTGCACACAATGCCTCATCGACAGTCAGCACGCGGCGATCGAAGTGCAACGCCATCCATTCGAGCGGTCCGACGTCATCACAGATGCTCATCAAGGCCATCCACGCGTCTACCGGAACTCGCCTGTCCGACTGGCTGGGCGCTGCCCATTGGTCAAGATGTGCCTTGGTGACGGGGCGGCCCAGTTGCTCGGTAAGCCGGTCGGCCAACCGCTCCCGTGAGAGCCCTTTTCCCGTAGCGCTGTCCATGAGAGCGGCGAGCGAAGCACGTACAGCACTATCCAACGGATTGCGCGCATTCGTATCGCAGTCTGCGGCGACCGGCGCCACCGAGAAAACCTCAAAGTTCAATGCCATCTGACCGGGCAATGCTGCGGGGGCGTGAATTCGTCTCTTGTTCATTACATTTTCCTCACATCGATACAGTTGAAGGCGTGACCGAAAACTACGCGCTGCAATTAACGTCGGAAGGTGTATCGGAGCCGCTATACTTCTGGGCATAGCGCGGGCGGATTCGACGGCCATCGGCAGTCCATCGGTCCGGCCAGAGTTCGTGGGGGGGCACCTGCAAGAACTCGGCGATTGCGACCTCACCGGAGAACACGGGGCGCACTAGGGCATTGCGTACGGTGGATGCAGGAAGGGCACACTTAAGCGCGAGCGCGTTCATCGTGATGCCACGTTTCCGGATTGCCGCTTTGATGTCCTCCTTGTGCCAACCGCGCTGTTTTTCGATGCTCATGACTGATCCCTTTCCGGCGGTAGCCGGTTTTTTTGGCGTCCGTTAGTCCCGAACGTCACGTTTAACGGGATCATAAACGTATCGATACGCTTTGGCAATACGCTTTTAATCGATACACATGGCAGAGAGGGTGGATCTGAGCGATGTCAGTGGAGAGCCCGTCGCTAAAGGCGGGGATGGGTTTTTGGGTGTTTTCGAATACTGTATCGAGGAGCAATACACATTGAGCGCGGCAACTGTATCGAAATCTGGCCTGCTCACAGCTGCCGAGATCGCCCGTCTGCAACTACCGGGGTTGCCGACCACCAAGGCCAACGTGATCGTTCGTGCCGAGAAGGAGCATTGGTACTTTGAAGAGGCAACGGGGCTTGGTGGCCGCCGAAAGCTCTTCGCAGTGCCGGAGCGCTACTGGCAGGGCGTCGCAACACCTCACGGCGCCCAAAACGAGCCGGGTGCGCCGACGCCAGTGGATCAAGAGGGGCAGTCGCACGGGAAGGACGTGGCTCTGCGTGAAGCAACGGATTACGTTCGCAAAGCGCGGGCGCAGGGGGGCATGAGCGACGCCGAATTGGTCCAAGAGATCGTCGTTGGCGTCGAGCGATGGCTTGAGCGGAACAAACTGAGCCCGTCCGCTGAAAAGAAAGCTGCGCTTATCTCTTTGTTATTTAAGTATTTTCAGACTGAGGGCGCACTTGATGAAGAGAAGCTGGATCAACTCCTCACTGCTGTTGCTTAATGCCGCACCGTGACGCCCGTCACAGACATCGGTGAAAGCAGTTCGCAATCTCGATGCTCCGAAAAATGAAAGAACGGGGTCGCGGAATGACGACGGCAGTAAAAGGTCAGCTTGCCGTGCTGATCGAAGAAATTTTGCAGCAAAATCAACGAGAGCCGCTTGATTGGGGCTCTACGCAGCAACAAATGCTTTGCGAGGTAGTGCAGGCGGAGCGAGACCCAGCTAATGACCCCATCTATAGGTCACCCGGCCGATTGAGGCCTGCGTTCGCAAGCGCCGCCGTTTTTTTTGCACTCTGTGCCAAATTTTGCGCGAAATTTGGGCGGGAATTGCCGACTTCAGTTAGTTTGACCGATGTGGATAAGCGGCTGCGCGCGGCGCTAGCCGCTTGTTTTTTCGCGTTTTTTTCGCTTTTTCCGTCTAACACTCACTGTGCCAATCTGAGCACCACCCCATAGGAGGTCTTCCGCGTCGTCGCCCTGCCGCGTATGGATGCGCGGCAAAAACCACTGAGCGTAGCTTGCGGCCGACAATCCTCCGCGCGCCAGTACGTGTCGAACGAAACCGATGTAGTCGGACGCCGTGGTCAGCAGGGACCACGAGGCATGGGCCGTTTGCACGCGACGCTTGGGCACCGGCTCGCCCTCCCATTCGTGCCCCTGCGCGTGATTGCCCGCGAAGCGTTCCTGCCACGCCAGGCTCGAGTGGCGCATGCCCAACGGCTCAAACACGCGCTCTTGCGCCAAACATTCCAGCGAACAGGCGCTGACGGTCTCCATCGCACGCTGAAGCCACGCAAACGCGCTGCTGCCGTAGCTGAACCGTTCGCCAGGCGCGAAGTACGTGCGAAGTGGCGCCTCGTCGCGCACGATATTCGGCAGGCCGCTCGTATGGGTCAGCACATGCGAAGCCGTTATCCTGCGTGAATCCGAATCGCCGGGCACATACTCGCCGCAGATGTCGAACAGCGGTTGTTGCGGGTCCAGCCGCTTTTCTTCGAAAAGTTGCAGGGCGATGAAGGCAACAAGGGGTTTTGTGAGCGAGGCCGCCTCAAAGACGGTCGCGGCGTCCACCGCAGTATGGTCGTGGGCCCCGCGAATGCCGCAGTGATATTGCGCGCCCGGCAATCCTGCGCGAAGAACCGCGAGCGACACACCGGGAATTTTTCCGCTCGCAGTGGTTTGCGCAAGGAATCGTTCGAGATCAGTCATGGGTTCACCCCCGGCAGCATTTTGGCGGATTGTACCGACCGTGGCATGGGCGAGACAAACATCCGGCGCGCGAGGCCGTCGATTGTCACCGGTCTGCAATGTGGGCTGGCTACGCTAGCGGCTTCTCCCCGCGCGCCCGCCTTTCGCACGCGCCCACAACAAAAGCGCCC